AATTACCTATTAGTGATTGCATTTTAGCTCCACCATTGCCACTTGCTATTTCTTGTATGGGCACCTTACCCGGATTCATATCTCCATCTGAGGTTAAAGATCTACCAACTATACTACCAGTTTGGAAGAACATGTTCAACGCTTCTTGTGGATTGTAATTAGTACCATTACCTAAATCAACCTCTGCTATTCCATCAGCATCAAGATAAACTCCATCAGGCACCATCCTTGACATTACTTGCTGAAGTTTAAGATGAGTTAACTGTATCATGTCAGCAAAACCTGTAATCCTACTAACCAAAGATTCTATCCTACCTTTATATATTCTTGGTGCTACAATAGCATAATTCATTTTAACTTTACTATTGTCGCTTTTGGGTCGCATCATGTTTGTTGCCATCTCCCATTTTAGTAACATCTTAGTACCAAGTATTAAAACTCCTTCATATAATACTTCAATAGATCTGGAAACTTTTTCAAAGTTAGAATCTAAAACTTCTAATGGAGGATTAAATGTATCATCTTTAACTATAACTCTAGTACCACCTGTAGCTGTTTCTTTTATCTTGTAAACCTCATTCATATATGTTTTGTAATTAAAATACAAAACATCTATTTGATTATTATCACTTTGATCGTAAGAAGATTTATTGTTATATGCAGAAGTGTTATTTGGCTGTTTACTTATTTCTTCTAACTGTTCTTGAGATAAGTTTGGAAACTCTTTTTTTAATTCATTTATTGGTATTGTTTTTATTTCTCCTACATAATAAACATCCTCAAAATTTGGTGACTCTGTATAAGAGTAAACTAAATTAGCAGGGTCAACATATTCAACCTTGATACCTTCAGATTCTGTAAAAGTATTTTTAACACATCCGATACCCAGTACAGTAAGATCATAGTAAAATCTTTTCTTTGTAAGTTCATACTTGTTTGATTCAAACAATACATTTAATGCTTGTTCTTCTGCTATTTCTATAGCTTGCTTATATGTAAGCTGCATGTGCAACTCAAGTTCTTCCTGTGAATCAGGTAATTTTTCTTCTGGAGTATTTGCAATATCAACACCAAATGCTTGTTTTGTAAAAGCATTTAATTCTTTAGTTCTCATATCAGCCAGTAAGCTCTCCATATACTCGGTTCTTTTACTAATACCGTATGGATCTTGAGAGTATGCTTTTATGTCATAGGTTCTTTCAGCAATACCATTAACTACAATATCTACAAACTTTGGAATAATTGGAACTGGTTTCCAGTCTAAATTTAAATAAGACAAATCACCATTTATAGACAGTTCATCTTTATATTTTTGTATAGATTGTTCTCCTCTAGCATATAATCTTAATCTATGAAAATTGTCAAAGTTTGTTCTATATCTATCGCTACCATAGTCAGTGTAGTAAAACCATTCACTTTGTATAGCTTCAGCAACTTTTAGTCCATACTCTTGACTCATCTTTTCAAGATCACCAACTACTTGACTAGGGAAATAACTTTTAATACCTGATTGAGCCATATTATTGTTTTATTAATTTAGATGACATGCCTTTATTTTCGTATCTAGCGAAGCCAATATCAAATTTTACTTTTTCTCTTTTTACAACTGGTGTATATAAATTTCTATTACAAGCCATAACTGCTAACCCACTACTTATAGATGCATCAAATTTAGTTCTATTATTTATATCAAACTTAGACCAATCATTTAGTGTTTTATTAAAAAACATATTTCCATAACTACCATCTGGTGTTGCACCAACATGATTTTGTATATACATTTCAATCGCTGCAGCATGTGCTTGCTTCATATCTTCACTAGAGTTTGGTATGCCACCTATTTCTTTTTCTGTTATAGATAATTTATTCCAAACTCTATCTGGTCTATTCATAGAGTAACCTCTATAACCCCTTCTTTTTAAATAATAAAGAAGTCTTGGCTTGTTGTTTTCTGCAAGTATAGGCATACCATAAAAAACTAATGCCATTAATACATCTTCAAAAAATATCTCAGCAGTTTGAGGTCTAGCTATGTACTCTAAAAAAAACTTATTTGGTGGAGCATCCTCCATAGAAAACTTTGTTAATCCATGTAAAGCTCCCTTAGAACCTTGACCGTCAACAGTACCAGATATATCATAACTATCACATCCAAAAGCACCTATATGTTCGTTACCGGGTTTTTTACCATTATTAGTTTCTATTACTCTATTTTGTAAATGATTTTGAGGTATCCAACTAATATTAAATCTACCTTTTGGATCTGGGTAAAATATTACTTTAGAGTCTTTAATTCCATTAATCCACTGAAAATTGCCTGTAGTTATAGAAACATTATTTTCCATAACTTCATTATAGTCTATCTGCTCGTATATTTTTGTTAAATTAAATATACTATTCTTAGTTTCATCTCTAAAGGCATGTTCTTCTGTTCTAGGAAATTGTCTGTAAAATTCATTTAATGCATCAGGATCATTTTTTAATCCATCAACTTCATTTTGCCAATGCTCTAATATACCTATATCTATGTAATCCCCATAAGGTCCTTTAACTTCTTTTTCAGGTGTATCAAATACTGGCTGACC